AAATATAAATCAAGCGCCACTGCGAAAACGATGCCGAAATATGCCTCCCTCATTCGTCCTGAATGGAGAGCCGCGACCGCAAGGCCGGCGACAAAGAACGGATAGAAAGTCAAATTAGTCTGAGCAGTTTTCAGTAGATAGACTTCAACGACAACATAGCCGCAAACGCTTAGCAAAATGTAGTTCCGCAGCCGAAACAGCATGACTAGGAAGATGAGCGCATAGAAGTGAAACTCAACGTCGAGCGACCAGTAGGCGCCGTCTGGGAGCTGGTAATCGATGTTGAGGAAGTTCAGCGTCGGTAATGCAAACCAAGTGTAGAGCATATCGCGCCAGGACACCCATCTGCTCGCATCGATCAGGTTTGGTGCGATGTGCTTCAGAGCGACGGTGAGCGCGCTGCATACGATCAATGCGGGCAGCAGCCGCCCAATTCTTTTGGCGTAAAAATGCCAGCATGATCTCGAGGTGGACGCGCTGAGCGCAATGCAATAGCCGCTGATCATAAAAAACAACAGCACGCCATATGTGCCCTTGCTTCTGAAAATCGCGAGCGATACGAAATGGTAGAAGAGCACCCAAAGGATCGAAAAGGCGCGAAGGTAGTCGACAGTCGGCGATCGGTTCTCATCAGACAAGGTGTTCTCTATCCGAATGAGGAGTCCGCTGGTACATCGAGAATTCGTGCGTATCCGTTCGCTAGGCGCTCCTCGAGTCGACAGGTTAGCTTTGTCGCTGGATGCCAAGCCGCTGGGCGCACATGCTGCCGTAAGCGCCCATCGCACCAGCAAGACCAAGTAGGCCGCTTCCGCCGCCGGGGTTGTAGTCTTCGGTATTGAGCTGAGTGACAATTCCTGTCGGCGAAGAGATTACACTTACCTTGCACGCGTATGTGGCCGCGCTCCCGGTGCCGTTGTTACTCATGGAGATGTCGGTCACCGCGGAAAGTTGCCACACGTAGGAACCTTCACCGCTGTTCATCTTGAATGTGCTTGTGGGCGGTCCCCATTGCCTTACCAAGGCGTCGACGTTCTTCCCAATATATTCTTGACCCAACTGAGACCGCACCTCGGGAGCCGACGCGAAGCAGCCTCCCAAACCGCAACAGAGAATGGCCACAACCAAAATACGCAATCGCAAAGTGCCCTCACCCTAAGGCATCTTCCGCAAATGCGGCACCAAATCAACTATGCTTTTGATCCAACCCACGAATAACGCGAACGGAGCTGTGCAGTCGAATCGACATCCGCCGGCTCGCGCTTTGAACAGGAGCTTTGAGCAGCATCATCTGCTCAGTGCCCGCGCGCTGACGTTATTTGGTGTTCCTTGCTTTAGCCCATCCCGCTCGGCGCCGAGGCAATCGACCTAGTCCAGATCCGCTGAAGCAAGGCTTCGGCGGAAACGGCCGAGATGCCCGCCCGCTGAAGTTCGAGGATTTCTCGGCTTGGCGGCTAATCTGCGAGGGCATGCGTTCGATCTCGCTGCGAAGTCGATATCCGGCATCGTCTTGTCTGCGGTGATCAGATCAGGTTATAGTGAACGAACAGGGAACGAACGCAAGCGCGGCGATGTGTAAGCTCTACTCCATGCCGACCAACCAGGAAGCCATCAGGAGGCTTTTTCGGGTTCTCGATCGGTATGCCGGCAACCTCGCGCCGATGCCTGGCGTATTTCCGGACTACCCTGCGCCGGTGGTTCGAAACCTCGCAGGTGAGCGTGAGATGGTTCTGATGCGCTGGGGAATGCCGCCGCCGCCACGGGCTGGGGAATATCCCGTCACCAATATCCGGAACACGTCGTCCCCGCATTGGCGGGCCTGGCTCAAGGCGGAGAACCGCTGTCTGGTGCCGGCCAACAGTTTTGCGGAATATGCGCCTGAGCCTAATCCGGAGACCAAAAAAAAGGACGTGGTCTGGTTCGCTCTCAACGAGGAGCGACCCCTGTTGCGTTTGCAGGTATGTGGACCGAATTCAGTGGAGATCGCGGTATCAAATCAAAACCAGTCCCAGGGCCGCATCTGGTCTATGGCTTCCTCACGACCGCGCCGAATGCGGTTGTCGAGCCGATTCACTCCAAGGCCATGCCGGTTATCTGACCACGGAGGAGGAGCGCGATGTTTGGATGCGCGCCATGGGAGGAAGCTAAGGCGCTACAGCGCCCGCTCGGGGATGATGCGCTAAGGATTGTGATGCGCGGCGGTGAAAAGGAAGATCGCGCCGCGAACTGAAGATAGCTGGAGGCGCTCCGATGCCGTTTCTGCGGTGCCGGTGATTGCATCGCTAGCATCGCATAAGATGTGGTCGGCTCGGGCAATGCCCGGTATGTTCCATAACATCTCATGGGCGAATTCCTAGTTCTTACGACTAAGAGATCGTTCGACTGGATCTGGCTATTGCGGGATATTTAGCACCGAGCGTTGCATTCCCCATGTCGCTGGCAGGGGCTTCAACAGATCATCCAACTGCAGCGTGCTGGGCTGGCGGCCGTTTAGGATCGCCTCGGTGAGGTCGGGTGCGATCAGTGTCAGCCGCAGGATACGGCTCAGATAGGAATCGTTGACCTTCTCGGTTTTGGCCAGTTCCGCGGAGGAACCGTACTCGCCGCTCTCCAGCATTGCCCGCCAGCGATGGGCGCGGACCACGGCCTTGACCAGGGCGCCGTCGACGCGCGGGACCGGCGACCAGGGTGCTGCTCCCGGAGGTGACAGGATCTGCTTGCGACCGCTGCGATGGAGAAAGCTGACGGGAACACTAACCGTCGCGGTACAGCCATCCTTGCTAACGCTGATTTGGCGGGTCTGAGCGCTGCTCGTCACGCGGCATCCTGCAGGGCTTCGGAATTGCCGGTCAATTCGCCTACGAGGGACGTGATGCCGGCGACCCGCAGCTTGATATCGACGCGATCGCTCCGGATATCAACGCGCTCGACCAAGAGCCCGATGAGGCGAGCCTGTTCGGCTGGAAAGAGTTCATTCCAAAGCGGGTCGAACGACTGCAGGGCATCGCGGACGTCTGACTCGGTCAATCCTTTTATTGACTTGCGGGCGCTGCGCCACGTCTGGACGATGATTTCGGGCGAGAGGAGCAGAAGGCGGACTTGGTCGATCACGATCTTCTCAATCGCGGCCGCCGGAACGCGGGAGACAGGGCAGTCGCCTGAACCCCGCTTAAGGAAGGTTTGGCTGAGATAGTAGCGATAGGGCCTGCCTTTCTTGCGCGTGTGCGTTGGCGACATGGCGATGCCGGTGGGACCGAAGATGATCCCTTTTAACAGAGAGGGCGTTTGTGCCCGTGTGGCAGCCGCTCGCTTGCGAGGACTTTCCTGGAATTTGGCTTGGACCTTGTCCCAGATGTTTCGATCGATGATGCCAACGTGCTCACCGGGGTAGCAAACGCCCTTGTGTACAGCGATGCCGATATAAACGGGATTGTTGAGCATCTTGTAGAGTATGCCCTTGTCGATGACCTTACCGTATTTGTTGCACGTGTTTTCTGCGATAAGTTCTCGTGCCAACGTAGTGGCCGAGCCAATCTTGAGGAAGCGCTGAAAGATCGAGCGTACGAGCTTAGCGTCAACTTCGTTGACGATCAGCTTCCGATCTCGAACCTCGTAGCCCAGCGGGGCCCAACCGCCCATCCACATGCCGCGCTTTCGAGATGCCGCGAATTTGTCCCTGATGCGCTCACCAATTACCTCACGCTCGAACTGCGCGAACGACAGCAGAATATTTAGCGTCAGCCGGCCCATCGATGTCGTGGTATTGAAAGACTGCGTCACCGAGACAAAAGTGACCTTGTGCTGATCAAAGACTTCGACTAGCCGAGAAAAATCCATCAGCGAGCGTGACAGCCGGTCGATCTTGTAGACTACGACGATGTCAACTTTGCCGGCCTCGATGTCGACGAGTAGCCGCTTCAGTGCGGGGCGGTCGAGGGTGCCGCCAGAGAACCCGCCATCATCATAGCGGTCGGGTACGAGAATCCACCCCTCAGCGCGCTGACTGGCAACATAAGCTTCACAGGATTCGCGCTGGGCTTCGAGGGAGTTGAACTCCATTTCAAGCCCTTCTTCGCTGGATTTACGGGTGTAGACGGCGCATCGGAGCTTTTGCAGCGGGACGGGTGTGGCGGGCTGCTTCCTGGTCATGCAGCACCGCGATGGTTCTTTAGGCCAAAAAAATACCCAGCCGTTCCAGCGGACGCCCGTGATCTCCCGGGCAATGGCGGAGAGCGATTTATAGGGGCGTCCCTGATAGTCAAAATCGTTGCCGCGAACCGTGACTGCGTGCTCGGTCCCCTGCCACTCCCGGATCAGTCGGGTGCCAGCGATTGGCAGGCGTTGGCTCCGCCCCTTGGGATTTTGGCTTGACCCAGCGTCGTATTGCTTTCCAAGTACCCGAAGCCGTTCGACAGTCTCATTTTTCAGTCCACCATAGGCCAACTCCTGAATGCGATAAGCCAGCCGGTTCTCAAGGAAGCGACGGTTATACGGAGGCGGCTCCGTATCGAATAGCGCGCGCCATTTGATCTTGAGGGCACTCGCCGTCGCGCCCTTTAGGGCGGCTAATTGGGCGAGAACGGGATCAGTCATGGGAAGCCTCCGCAGAGCAGGGAGGCACACCACCGCTCTGGTTGGGCGAGAAGTGAAGCGAACTTTCTCCGAATTCGGCCGACTTTCGACTGGACTTAAGGGCTTCCAGCCGCATCAGGCCGACGGCCAAGATTTCGGCGATTTCGATAAGATCTTCCGGGCAATTGCAACGAGCAGAATCCACAGGAGGAGGTTTCGTCATGAACGAGCAGGCTTCTTGCTGCAGCACTTCTCCCACGCCTCTATCTCTTCCAAGGGATACACTACGCGGTGACCGAGTTTGAGATAGCCCGGGCCAATGCCTTCCTGCCGCCAGCGCTGCAGGGTCCGGTGTGACATCGAAAGTCGCTTTGCTAATGCCTTTTCGCTCAGGTGCGCATTCATCGTCAGCTCTCCGCGTCCGTACCCTCGGTTACGCGGCAGAGTTTCGTGATTCGTTGCGCGTTGTCGGGGGGCTTGGGGAGGACGTCGGGAGGTAGAAACAAACGTCTGAAAAGAAAAGGATGTTTTGGGCTCCGCCCGTCGCCGGCCGCTAGGAGGCCTCCGTGGAGTGGGGAAGAGCTAGCCGGTACATGCCTCTGCCGTCCGATTGAATGATCAACTTGCAATCCTTCCGCTTCTTCAAAACGTCGCTCATCTTCAACTGTTGAGAGCCGGCCATTTCCAGTATTCGCTTGCCGTTACGCCAGCCGGTACCGTCTTCAAGATAGGCTTCATGCAAGATCTGCACGATCTTCGCCCAAAGGGAGGACAATGTGTGGTCGACACCATGCAGCGCTATGTGTCGATAATCATCCGCATGCCAGAAACTGCTTTGGCCGCGCTTCCGTAGCAGATCATCGAGCCATTTCGGGATTGTCCTGACATTAGCCGGCACGACCGATAGCTCGAAAAACTCCAATTCCTTGAACTTGTGCTGTCCGCCGATGGCTTCAAAAAACTCATAGTCGATCCAGAGGATGTCCCAGAGGCTCGGGTCGATGGGAATACGAACATATCCTCCCTCAGGAATTCCCGAGCCGATGACCTGCGCATCGGACATCAGTTCCACAAATGCCTGATCAGCTGTCTCGCGAAGTTGCTGATATTCTCTTCGCGTTGCAGGATCGCGAAGGACCCGATGCACCTCGCTATCCGAAGGCGGCGCCGACGTACCGGACAGCCCAACGAGTTCGGCGAACTGCGCTTTGTCAGTCCACTTTTTAAAAGCGCCGTCGGGATCGAGCCCTCGTTTCGGCCGATCGGGCATTATCGACATCAGGTTCTCCTGAGACTCGACTGAACGCGCGTTCTTCCGCCAACGTAGAGAACTACTGATTCGGCTTTTTTACCAGTTGGGGCCGTGATGAATTGGTCGCCGAACCGGCTTTCCATGTGTCATTTCGTGCATTCGTTTCCGCTCGCTTACCTGCAACTACTCGTTTTTGCCGGCAAGTATTGCAAGTCCACCGCTTGCAGAGCTTCTGGTCCTTGTCGGGCAAGCAGGAGGGGTGACGGTGGACCGTTCAAAGCGAACTGAGGCACTGCCGATTCTGATTGCCTTCAAGGTGATTGCCCTGGCCGAGGATTTGACAGCGGTGGAGCGCCAGGTCGCTGCGACACTGCTGGACAGCTTCAATCGAAACACCGGGCAGTGCGACCCAAGTCTCGAACGAGTAGCAGGACTTCTGAATGTCCACCGGCGCACTGTGATTCGGGCCACGGCAAAGCTCGAGGCGAGAGGACTGTTCCGTAAGACTCGACACGGAGGCTATTCGCATCGCAATCATTACGAGCCAATCTGGTCCAGGTTCAGAGATCTCGAAGCCCAGTGGCGCCGCCGCTTCGAGGCCGCCGCTCGCAATCGCCGGACGGGATTGTCATCTTCAACGGGGCATGCGAGCCACGATGCCAGTGGCACCGGCGCCACCCAAACCTGTTGTTCTAACCGAGCAAACCTAACCTTGCCGGATCGTCACTCTGACGCAGGTAGCGGACCGGGTGTTGCCCCGCGAGGCAGGAACGGCTTGGCAACGAAGGTCCAGCAGCTCACGTCGTACGAAACAACCCGCTCAACAATGCGCTCGATACGATCGGCAGATGCCGCATGCTCCGTGGCTGAACGTCATTGGAGCGAGGATCTCTTACGGGAATTCTCGGGCCGCGCGGTCGTCTATGCGGCCGTGGTCGACTTCATCGACGAGCCGTTGCGAACCGCTGCAACCGAAGCCGAGCTTCACAAGAGAGGCAATGGCATGGCGCTTATCGTCGAACGCTACCGTGATAGCGATGCCGGCTCGCGTTCGCGCACGCTGTGGTCCGGTAAACAATGAGAGGCGGGGGGAGGTCAAATGTCTCTGCTGGCTCCTGGGAAAGGACCGGCCTTGATCTCACGCGGAGATTTTTTATCTCAGGGCTAAACTTTTGATTATTTTACCGAAATCAACAATTCAAAACGGCAAGCGCTCAATTTGCGCAGGCAAATCAATGGTGCTCGGCTCGCCGGGTGCTGTCTTGCGGGATTTATTTTCCGGACGCTTCGGAGAAGCGTCCGGCCTCCGCAAGATGAACGAGGTCTTTGTTCGGGACGCTGCGCTTGCGAGTTGTCAAGGAGTCAGAACCGACGGATGGAGGAATGTGATGCGTTCGTTGCGGTCCCCCCGGGGGGCGGTCAAAGCTTTGGGCGCTTCGATCCCGGACCGGTCGGCTAGGAACACACACTTTTGCGCCTATTTCCGAAATCTTTTTTTGAGGCCCCAGCCGGCGCTGGAAATCGGTTCGCGCAGATTCCAAGGTCGAAAAAGCCGGTCAAATCAATGGCCGCGTGTCTGAAAAAACGTCGCGAAATTCGGTAGGGGGGAGGGTAGTGCAGCGATGGTATTGAAAGTGGAGGAAGCCCGATGACGAACCAAGCAAGCGCGACAGCCGCGCCTACAGTCCATCGATTGCAAATCGAATATTGGCCGCTGGATCGTCTGATCCCCTATGCCCGAAATGCGAGAACTCACAGCCCGGCCCAAATCGCCGAGATCGCCGGCAGCATTCGTGCCTTCGGTTTTTCAAATCCCATCCTGGTCGGGGACGGGTCCGACATCATAGCTGGTCACGGTCGATTGGCTGCGGCTCGGAAACTGGGATTGCCGGAAGCTCCCGTCGTCGTTCTTCGGGGATTGTCCGATGCGCAGCGCCGACAATTAGTTCTTGCTGACAATAAGATCGCTTTGAATGCGAGCTGGAACTCCGAGATGCTGAGCTTGGAGTTGGCGGACCTTTCCGCGATCGGCGCCGATCTCTCGATGTTAGGCTTCACGAACAAGGAATTGTCGGCAGCGCTTTCGCGGGTCGAGGCCGGCCTCACGGAGGAGGATGCAGTCCCAAAAATCGGGGAGGTTGCGGTATCGCGACCAGGCGACATCTGGCAGCTCGGACCCCACCGTATCGCCTGCGGCGATAGTAGGGATGCGAGTCTCGTGAAGTCACTTCTTGCAGAGACTGCGCCGCATCTGATGGTCACGGACCCACCATACGGCGTCGAGTACGATCCGGAGTGGCGCCATCGCCGGGGCGTCAACAACTCCGCGCGCAAAGGAAAAATCAAGAACGACGAGATCGCGGATTGGACTCCGACATGGGATCTGTTTCCCGGTGAGATCGCCTATGTTTGGCATGGTGCGCTTCGTTCCAGTATAGTGGCCGAGAGCTTGGCGAAGAGCCGTTTCTCGATCCGAGCGCAGATCATCTGGGCCAAAGAGCGCTTAGTTGAGCCAAGGTGACTACCATTGGCAGCACGAGCCCTGCTGGTACGCAGTCCGAAAGAAGGGCTACTGGGCGGGCGACCGCAAGCAAACCACGCTTTGGACCGTTCCGACTGGGGGGCGGGACGCTGAAACCGCGCACGCGACCCAGAAGCCGGTCGAGTGCATGCGAAGGCCAATGTTGAATAATTCAAGTCCAGGGCAGGCGATCTATGAGCCGTTCTTAGGTAGCGGAACCACGCTGATCGCGGCGCAATCTTGCGGACGAGTCTGCTTCGGCATTGAACTCGATCCTCTCTTCGTTGACGTCTCGATCGGACGTTGGCAAGCATTTGTGGGAGAGAAAGCCAAGCGCGCGAACGACGGCATGCTCTTCGAAGAGGTCGCGCCGCAAGCGAGCCCGGTCGAAGAGGCGTCGTGATGCGGGGGCGCCCTCCGAAACCAACAAGGATCAAGGTCCTGACGGGCAATCCAGGAAAGCGCCCGCTTAATAGGAACGAGCCGCGGCCGGAACCGGCTCTTCCGGAATGTCCATCGGAGCTTGGCCCTGGCGCACAGCGCGAATGGACGAGATTGGTCGGTGAACTGTCGAAGCTCAATCTGCTGACAAATTTGGATCGCGCCGCTTTGGCTGGCTATTGTGGTGCCTACGCGTTATGGGCGGAGGCCACGGAGGCCATTCAGAAATTTGGCTCTATGGTGAAATCGCCTTCTGGGTATCCCATGCAGTCGCCGTACATCTCGATGGCCAATCGCCAGGCTGAAATCATGATGCGTATTGCGACCGAGTTCGGCTTCACGCCGGCGAGCAGGAGCCGCATATGCGCACCTCCGGAGGATCAGTGGACTCTCTTCAATTTGGGCGAGACGAAGAGAGACGGTGACGGTTCCGCTGACGCTTAATTTGTAACGACAGAATGATCTCCGCCAGGATAGCTCCCTCTAAGGTTTGCTTCGCTGACTGGCTCTCATCCGAACAAATTCAGCGTGTAGCCGCGCTGACGGAGGGCCCGGGGTCGTGGAATTGCTAATATAGATTGCCGGACGACCCAGCGCCTCGCCTAAGTCAACCAGCTCTATGTCACCGATCTCTTTGAGGTCGTTCTTGAGCATTTCTATCAAGGAGGGTTCAAGTTCTTCTTTTTCGAGGATGGTCTTAATCAATCGCCGTGCGAGCAGGCGTTTCGCGTTGTTATATTGAGCCAAGCAAATTTCAGGTGTGCGACCTCTCATCAAGTGTTGGGCAAGTTCTGGTCCTTCGGGGTCGGATTCCGGGGGGATTGTCAGCGAATGAACCATATCCGTCGTGTGATAAGATGGGAGTTCGAAAAAGACACGCGACTACCATCTTAAATTTCCCG